CCAAGAGTTGTCAAAGATAAAACATCTGCATTTGAAGGCGCATATGTAAAAGAACCACAAGTTGGTTTACATAATTGGGTTGCTAGTTTTGACTTGAACAGTTTGTATCCTCATTTGATGATGCAATATAATATTTCACCAGAGACACTCATTGAACCATCCAATTACACGGATGAAATGCGTAATATTATTATGAATGGAGTTTCTGTTGATAAAATGTTATCTAAACAAGTAGATACATCCACATTATCTGGTGTTACACTTACACCAAATGGCCAATTCTTCCGTACTGACAAACAAGGTTTCTTACCTAAGATGATGGAAGAAATGTATATTGACAGAAGTAAATTCAAAAAACTAATGTTGAAAGCCAAACAAGATTATGAAAACGAAACAGATGAATCCAAAAAGTATGACATTGAAAAACGAATCGCAAGATATAACAATCTACAACTTGCAAAGAAGGTTTCTCTTAATTCTGCTTATGGTGCTCTTGGTAGCCAGTATTTCCGCTTTTATGATTTGCGAATGGCTCTTGGCGTCACTACTGCTGGCCAGTTGTCTATTCGGTGGATTGAAAATAAACTAAATGAGTATATGAATGGTCTTTTAAAGACTACAGGAATAGATTATGTTATCGCCTCAGACACAGATTCAATTTATCTCAAGCTTGGTCCATTGGTGGATAAAATCACTCAAAAGGACACAAAGGTTGAAAAAGTTATCTCCATCATGGACAAAATCTGTGAAGATAAACTGCAACCGTTTATTGATACTTCTTATCAGGAACTTGCTTCATATGTTCACGCATACAAACAAAAAATGGAAATGAAGCGAGAAGGTCTTTCTGATAAAGGCATCTGGACTGCCAAGAAGCGGTATATTCTAAACATATACAATAACGAAGGTATTCAATACAACGAACCACAAATCAAAGTGATGGGTCTTGAGATGATTAAATCATCCACACCATCTGCTGTGCGTGAGAAGATGCGTCAATCAATTGGCATTATGATGAATGGTTCCGAAGAAGACATACATAAGTTTATAGAAGATTTTAAATCTGAATTCAGAACATTGGCTGTTGAAGACATTTCTTTCCCTAGAGGTTTGAATGGACTAAAAACATATGCTGATAGTGTTATGATGTATAAGAAAGGCACACCGATTCATGTTAAAGGTGCAATCATATACAATCACTTTCTTAAACAAAAAGGTCTAGATAAAAAGTACCCATTCATCCAAGAGGGTGAGAAGTTAAAATTCACCTATCTCAAACAACCTAACCCATTTAAAGATTCAGTAATATCTTTCCCTCAAAGACTGCCAAAAGAATTTGATATGCAAATGTATATTGATTATGATACACAATTTGAAAAGGCATTCATTGAGCCAATTAAAGTTATTCTTGATTGTATGGGTTGGTCTACTGAGAAGAGCAATTCATTGGAGAGTTTCTTTTGATACAAGTCCTTTTACCTTTTGCTAGTGCAATTGCTCTATCAGTAGTTGCTGCTTATTATTCAGTTATTGGTCTTGCACAGATATTTCCAGGTTCATACTGGCCAATTATCATTATGGGTTCAGTATTGGAAATTAGTAAATTGGTAACAGTATCTTGGTTGTATAATAATTGGAATGATACTGTTCGGATAATGCGTTACTATTTTTTAATTGCAATTGTTCTATTGATGTTAATTACTTCTATGGGTATATTTGGTTATCTTTCAAAGGCACACCTTGATACGAATGTGAACATCAATGCAAATAGTGTTCAGTTAAAAACATTAGAGGCACAAGAGAAGATAGCAAAAGAACGATTGAATTATTTACTTCAAAGAGCAGGCGACCCAGCAACTGCAACAAAGAAGATAGATACGCAAATACAAGAAGTTCAGGCTGACTTGAAGAAATTATCAAATGAGAAATTGCCTTTGTTATCGGAAGAAAATATTCTAATGGCAGAAGTTGGTCCAATTCAATACATTGCCGAACTATTCTATACAAAAGATGATGCCGGTTTCATAGATAAAGCAGTAAGATTAGTTATTCTTATCATCATTGTGGTATTTGACCCACTTGCTATTCTACTGTTGATTGCCTCTAATCAAACATTGGTCAGACTAAGAAACCTTAAATCGGAAACAAAAGAACCGAAACCTAAGGCAAAGAGTAAAAAAGAGCTTGCAAAGTCAACAGCACCTAGTGTAGAATTGTTTATGTCGGACATAGATAGTGAAGTTATAAAGAAGACAGACATAGTAGAAATAAAACCTCAGAGGCCAACTCTTGAGGGCGGTACATTTTAAAAGGAAATATTATGAGTTTATTGGACAAATTGAAAAAGAATTCAACGATTAAAGATAGTGCAATTCTATCCAAGTCAAAGTTCTTTACAGAAAAAGATATGGTATCAACTGATGTGCCAATGATTAATGTGGCACTTAGTGGTAAATTGGATGGTGGTATTATTCCAGGTCTTACAATGTGGGCTGGGCCATCTAAACACTTTAAGACAGCATTCAGTCTTCTAATGGCAAAGGCTTACATGGACAAATATCCAGAAGCAGTATTGTTGTTTTATGATTCAGAGTTTGGTACACCTATCAAATACTTTGAAACATTCCAGATTGACATGGACAGAGTATTACATACACCATTGACTGACATTGAACAATTAAAGTTTGATATCATGCAACAGCTTCAAGATGTGAATCGTGGTGATAAACTAATCATCATACTTGATTCAATTGGTAATCTTGCATCTAAGAAAGAAGTTGAAGATGCACTTGAAGGTAAATCTGTTGCAGATATGAGTCGTGCTAAACAAGTTAAGAGTTTGTTCCGTATGGTAACACCGCACTTGAATCTAAAAGACATTTCAATGGTAGTTGTGAATCATACTTACAAAGAGATTGGTATGTTCCCGAAAGATATTGTTGGTGGTGGTACAGGTTCGTATTACTCTGCTGACAACATCTATATTCTTGGTCGCCAACAAGATAAAGAAGGCACAGAAATTGTTGGCTATCATTTTATTATCAACGTAGAGAAAAGTCGTTATGTTAAAGAAAAATCTAAAATACCTATTTCTGTATCTTTTGATGGTGGTATTAGTAAGTATAGTGGCTTACTTGACCTTGCTATTGAGTCCGGACATGTGGTTAAACCAACCAATGGTTGGTATGCAAAGGTAGACCAATCAACTGGTGAGATTGGTGATAAGAAAAGGATTGCGGACACTTCAACACCTGAATTTATGGAACCAATTTTGAACGACCAAAAGTTCAAAGACTTTATTAAACACAAATATGAGATTGCATATGGAAACATTATGGGAGAAAGTGACCCAATTCTTTTACAAGAAGCCGAAGATGCTACTTGAGGGTAAAGATTATCGTTTTATAGACTTCACCAATTCAGATATCACAGGAATTCAAATTCTTCAAGGTGAATTTGCTGGTGTTGTCTATCACTATGGTAAGGCAAAAGTTCAAGAGGCAGGCGAATTTGCTAAACTACAATTCGGTTATACACTCGTCCACCCAGGCAAACACGACATAGATGAGTTGCAAAACAACGAAGAATTTGTTACAATCATGGGTGACATACTAACAGAGATTTTAATAAATCAACATAATGAACCGACTAGAACATTCAATACTGAAGAACCTGATTTACAATGATAGTTATTGCCGTAAGGTTCTACCATTCATAAGTGCTGACTACTTCTCTGATGATACCGAGAAAGTGGTCTTCAAAGAAGTTAATGAGTTTGTAAACAAATATAAAAGTTTACCAACACATGAAGCTTTGGTGATTAATTTCACAGAAAGTAAATCTCTAACTGAAACACAAGTTAGAACATCCGTTAATCTTCTCAACGAAATTCACGAACACAGAGAAGACCCAAGCGAAGAACAATGGCTGATAGAACAAACCGAAAAGTTCTGTCAAGATAAAGCCATCTATAATGCCATCATGGAATCGGTTTCTATCCTTGATGACAAGAATCACAAGACATCCAAAGGAGAAATACCAAAACTTCTAAGTGATGCTCTTGGTGTTTCTTTTGATTCACACATTGGTCACGATTATATTAATGATGCAGAAGAACGCTTTGACTTCTATCATCGTGTTGAAGAGCGTGTTCGTTTTGACCTTGACTTCTTTAACAAGATTACAAAAGGCGGTCTTCCAGTTAAGACTTTGAATATTGCTTTGGCGGGTACAGGAGTTGGCAAATCTTTGTTTATGTGTCATGTGGCTGCCTCCTGTATCAGTCAAGGTAGAAATGTTTTGTATATCACGCTTGAGATGGCAGAAGAAAGAATTGCAGAACGAATCGATGCTAATCTTTTGAACATTGACATACAAGAGTTACATACAATCAGTAAGCAAGATTATGACCGCAAGTTTGATGTGTTAAGAAGTAAGACACAAGGTAAACTCATCATCAAAGAATATCCAACTGCTTCTGCTTCTACATTACATTTCAGGTCTTTGTTACAAGACTTACATCTAAAGAAGAACTTTAAACCAGAAATCATCTTTGTTGACTATTTGAATATTTGTTCCTCTGCTCGTATGAAACCTGGTAATAGTGTTAACAGTTACACATACATCAAGGCAATTGCTGAAGAGTTGCGTGGCCTTGCTGTTGAGTTTGCTGTACCTATTGTTAGTGCAACGCAAACGACAAGAAGTGGTTTTACTAATAGTGATCCGGGTCTTGAAGATACAAGTGAATCATTTGGTCTGCCTGCAACTGCTGACTTTATGTTTGCTTTGATTACAACTGAAGAACTAGAACAACTTGGCCAGATTATGGTTAAGCAATTGAAGAATCGTTATTCTGACCCAAATAA